TACACCCAATGAAACAAGTAGCTATTATGTCAGTAGTACAAGTAGGTATGTTTGGGTTTATGTTATTATCTTTCTTTCTCATTGACTTAGTTGTAAGATGAAACATATAGGCTTTCCTTTGCCGACAGAAATGTTTTTACCTCATCAGTGCTTTGCTTTACCAAAAGACGAGGCAATGTGTGAGTTGCTACAGATAAATCTAAAGTGTCATTCTTGTGGCAAACTTATAAAAAGACCTGTAAAAGAAAAGCGAGAAGTTAACCCACCAATTAAAAGGTATTGGATGAAATGATAAAAGATGACTTTTTAAGTTTACAAGACTTAAATCAATTAGAAAGTATTATTGATAATCCTCATTGGCCTTGGTTTTTTCAAGAAGAACAAACCTGTGATGATGACCCCTTTTTCTCTCATATTTTGTATTGCAATGATATTTCTCAATCACAGTTTTATCGACCAGTTATTGATATATTTTCTAAATATATAAGTTGGACTTCGATATACAGGCTCTACGTTAATTTATGTCCAAAGACTGGTAGCATATCTAATTTTCATACAGATGCAAATGATGGGCACAACGAAGAAGTAATGACAACAGCAATTTTTTATTTAAATACTAACAACGGATATACAGAGTTTGAAGATGGAAAAATAGTGGAATCTGTAAAGAATAGATTAATAGAATTTCCCGCAAGTTATAAACATAGAGCCATAGGACAGACAGACAAAGATAAAAGAATAGTTTTAAATTTTAACTACATAAAATAAAAATGAGTAAAAAAGTAGAAGAATACAAAGCATTAATTACAAAACAGTTTGATGAACTAGAAGCTATGATGAAGAAACAAATGCATCTTACAGATCCTCAAACAGTAGAAGAAAAAATGTATTCAATAAATTACAAGTGGCATTTCATATCTGAAGAAGATAGAGACTTCTATCAAGGATGTAGACACGCTCTTGACAACGGACTTAAGTGGTGAGCGGAGTATATAACCAAACATATTTCAATAACAGACCTGAAGAAAAAGAAAGAGAGGGTGTGTTATATGGAGTTATCTTAGTTAACCAACGTACATTTGAACGTGAATGTATCAAGGTTGGAATCGCTAGTGGTAAAGACTGGCGGCATGTAATTAAAAGAAGTCGTGGTTTTAAAGGGTATGATTTACGCATCCAGCGAACCTATCACGACACCATTTATCGGTGCTGGCAAATCGAGCAGGCACTTCATGAGGAGTTTAAACACGATAGCTATTCCCCAACTCAGAAATTTGGTGGGCATACAGAGTGCTTTAAAATTTCTTCTCTTATTTTATCCCAGTTCCCGAAAAATAATTCTTGACAAATGGTTCGCCGTTTGTTATAATATTATCATATTTTAGAGAAAGAGAATAAATGACAGAAATAATACCACCGACAAATTGCCCCGCTTGTAACAGCGTACTCGAATTTGTAGGTGATCAGTTATTTTGTCAGAATCCCTCTTGCTCTGCAAAATCTGCAAAGCGTCTTGAACACTTTGCAAAAACCTTAAAAATCAGAGGACTTGGTCCCTCAACTATTGAGAGACTTGGTCTTGAGGATTACAAAGATATTTATTCGTTAACCCAAGAAGAAATATCTTTTCTGTTGGATTCAGAGAAACTAGGTACGAAACTACACAATGAGATACAGAAATCAAAGAGTGTCGACCTTACAACTCTACTTCCAGCTTTTTCGATACCGCTGATTGGCTCAAGTGCTTCAAATAAATTAGCGAAACACATCTCATCTTTAAGTGAGATAACCCCAGAGATATGTACAGAGGCAGGTCTGGGTCCGAAAGCGGCGTCGAATCTTATTGATTGGTTGGTAAACACTTTCCATTTCGAAGAATACTATAACCTACCCTTTACTTTTACTTGCGAAAAACGAGCAGAGGTCACTAACACTGACACTAAGGGAACAGTTTGCATTACAGGAAAGTTAAAAAGCTATCCAACTAAAGCCGCCGCACAACAAGTATTAATAAAGAACGGCTATCTAGTAAAGGATAATCTCACAAAAGATGTAACTATCTTAGTTAATGAGAGTGGAATCGAAAGTGCAAAAACCAAGAAAGCAGAAGAAATGGGTATAACAATAAACCAAAACTTAAAAGAACTTATTTAGGAAAATTAAATCATGGCATTACCAAAATGGACAGACGAAAGGACTCAATCTCTAGTAGATTTCGTAGGAAGTGAGAGCCCAATATCCCAAGGAACAGTTGCAAATGCAGCAGAACACTTGGAAACATCAACTCGTTCAGTATCAAGCAAATTGAGAAAGATGGGTTTTGACGTTGAACTAGCTTCAGCATCAGCAAGCAAGTCTTTTTCAGACGAGCAAGAAGCAACTTTACAAGCATTTGTTACAGACAACTCAGGTTCTTACACATATGCTGAAATTGCAAGCAACTTTGAAGGTGGACACTTCTCAGCTAAATCAATCCAAGGAAAAATTCTTTCTATGGAATTAACAGAGCATGTTAAACCTGCTCCTAAAGTTGAGACAGTTAGAACTTATACTCCTGAAGAAGAAGGCACATTTGTAGAGATGGTTAACGGTGGATCTTTCGTAGAAGAAATCGCTGACGCTCTTGGCAAATCTGTTAATTCAATCAGAGGTAAAGCTCTTTCACTTCTAAGAAGTGGCGAAATTAACGCTATTCCAAAGCAAAAAGAAACTAAAGGATCAAGCAAAGCTGACGTACTTGCTGATATCGATATTACTGACATGACTGTAGAGTCAATTGCAGATCAAATCGGTAAAACAGTAAGAGGCGTGAAAACTATGTTAACAAGACGTGGTTTACAGTGTGCTGATTACAACGGTGCAGCTAAAAAAGATATCGGTTAATCCGCAGTATTCAATTTAGTCGGTGGAGGCACTCTTGTGCCTCTGCCATTTTTAATTTTTGAGAGAGTTATACAGTGAATATTGCATCAGCGTTACTAAAACAGATTATAGTTCAGAAAGATTTAGACACATGGTCTAAGTTAAAAGAACATTACCTACCTGGTGAATATCAGTCAATATTCCGCATCCTTGATAAACACATAGACAATTATCAAGACCTCCCCCAATTTGAAGATCTCCGATATGAAGTGCGAGATCGACAACTTTCCGAAAAAATATTCGCAATCGAATCAGTTGAAGTCGAAGTAGACGCATGGCTTTTACTTGATTATCTCAAAAATGAATATGCACAAGTAGAAATTCTAGATGAACTTGATACTTACATTGACAACACAGTTGCGATGGCTAGTGCAGAAGAAAACATAGAACAACTCCAAGAAATAGTATTAAGGGTAAGTGACAAGGTAGATGTCAAGCCACCCGAAGAAAGTATGCAGAGCATATCTTTATTCGAGGATGACAAAGAACTATCGAGGTATTTACCCTTAGGACTTAATAGTGAGTATGACTCACAGATTCAGTTCTCACCCAAAGACTTAGTGCTAGTTGGCGGGCGACGAGGAGCAGGTAAGTCCGTTACCTGTTGTAATTTAGCAGCAAATGTTTACGATTCAGGTCGTAGTGCTCTTTATTTCACTATAGAAATGGACAGCAGATCAATCCTTCAAAGGATTTGTTCTGTATCAACAAAAATACCATTAAAAAGACTACGCAGTAAAATGCTATCCGCTGAAGAGTGGAATCTAGTAGGCGGCTGGTGGGCAGGTAGATTTGACGGTGGACATGAATTGTTACCAGAGTTTGTAAAAACACATGACTTTGATACATTTCATAAAAACCTAACAAAACTACCTCTCCACAAAGAAAAGCAATTGGATGTTATTTATGATCCAGCTTTAACTCTCTCAAAAATACAGTCAGAGCTAGATAAAAAAGTCAACCAACTTGATGTTGGTGTGGTTATTGTTGATTATCTTAACCAAGTCAAACGCCACAATGCACCAAGTCGTTCAGGTCAATATGATTGGACAGAACAGATTGAAGTCAGTAAGAAAATGAAACTATACGCTCAGGAGTATGAAACCCTATTCTTTGCCCCATATCAAACAGATGCTAGTGGAGAGGCTAGATTTGCAAAAGGTATACTTGATGCAGCAGATGCTGCTTATGCATTGGAGACTTGGGATCAACAAGATGAGTGTATGACTTTTAATTGTGTAAAAATGAGAAGCAACAGGATGGAAAGCTTCACAAGTGCAGTAGATTGGGAAACCTTGAAGATTGGTCCGCAGTCTGCACTAAATCCTAAAGAGAAAGAAAATATAGAAAACAGTATGAAAACAGGAGAAGATGTAGATGACATTTAGATGGCAACCATGGGTTTTAAGCCTATACATATATGGGGCATTTGACCCATTGATTCTAACTATCGCTGCATTAGTAAATAGATTATG